CCAGATGAACAACCCGGCGCCGGAAAGCCCGAACGTGTGGGGAAGCCGCAAATGAAGGTGAAAGCGACAAAAGCCGGATATTGCGGCGGCTACCGCATGGCGGGCGACGTGTTCGAGGCGGAGGACGGTTTGACGGCATCTTGGTTTGTGCCGCTGGAACAGCCCGAAGCGGAACAACCCGAACCCGAAGCGGAACAGCCTGAAGCGGAAGCGGAACAACCCGAACCCGGCAGACGTAAAAAGTAGGTTTTCATACGGCTTGCGGGAAACCGCAGGCCGTTTTTGCAGGAGGGGCGATGGCTTCGGAAGTGGAAATTTGCAATCTCGCGCTGGCACGGCTGGGTGATGCGGCGACGGTGGTGTCGATAGACCCGCCGGAGGGCAGTGCGCAGGCCGAGCATTGCGCGATGTTTTACCCGATGGCGCGGGACACGCTGCTTGCGCAGCATCCGTGGGGCTTCGCGCAGCGGCGGGTGCGTCCGGCGCGGCTGGCGGCGGGCTATCTGCTGCCGGACGATTGTTTGTGTGTGAACGACACGGGCAGGGCGGAGGGCTGGCATGTGGAAAATGCGGACGGCCATGTGGTGCTGGTTGCGGACTTTGAAATACAGGAAATCCGCTACACGGCGCGGATTAAGGACGCGACGCGTTTCCCGCCTTTGTTTGTGTCGGCTCTGGGCTGGCAGCTTGCGTCGATGATGGCAGGGGCGGTGCTTAAAGCCGAGGCGGGGATACAGATGGGCGCGGTGTGCGCCCAGCAGGCGGCGCAGGTTTTGGCGCAGGCAAAGAATGCCGACGGGGAGCAGTATGCCGAGCGGCCGCGCCATGTTGCGCCGTGGATACGGGCAAGGGGGTAGCGGTGGCAAACATCAGGATTTTGAAGCAGTCGTTCTCCGGCGGCGAGGTGTCGCCGGAGATGTTCGGCAGGATTGAGGATGCGGGCTACCAGAACGGTGCGGCGATGGTACGCAATTTTATGGTGCGCCCGCAGGGTTCGCTGGAAAACCGCGCGGGCTTTGCCTTTGTGCGGGCGGCCAAGTATGCCGACAAGGCGGTGCGGCTGATTGCCTTTGCCTATTCGCCGACGCAGACGCTGGTGATTGAGTTCGGCCACAAATACTGCCGCTTCCATTCGCAGGGCGGCACGGTGCTGGACGGGTCGGGGGACGTGTATGAAATCGCCACGCCGTATGAGGAGGCGCATCTGTTTGACGTGCACTATGTGCAGTCGGCAGACGTGATGACGCTGGTGCATCCGCAGTATGCGCCGCGCGAGCTGCGCCGCTACGGGGCGGCCGACTGGCGTTTGCAGGAAATCGCCTTCGAGCCGACGCTTGCGCCGCCCGCGAACGTGAAGGGGCAGGCGCACGGCGGCGGGGGCATCGAAACGCAGTATGTCGTTACGTCTCTGGACGGCAATGACGAAAGCCGCGCGTCGGCGGCGGTGAAGCTGACCAACAACCTCTACACCACGGGCAACCGCAATGTGCTCTCTTGGGACAAGGTTGCGGAGGCGAAGCGGTACAAGGTGTACAAAAAATCGGGTGGGCTGTTCGGCTACATCGGACAGACGGAGGACACAAGCCTCATCGACGACAACATTGCGCCGGATTTGGCCGCCACGCCGCCCATTTATGACAACGTGTTCGCATCGGGCGGTATCACGGGAATACCGGTGGAAAACGGCGGCAGCGGTTATACCAACAAAGGCGCAATCACGGAAATCAGGATACAGAAAAGGGGGAAAGGTTATCCCTTCACCGGCACATACCGCACGGGGCAGGTGTTTGACGCTTATTCGCGGGCACTCGGCCGCAACGCGCCGCACCGTTGGGAGCTTACGGGAGACGGCACGGGGGCGGAATGCGAAGTAACGGTGCTGGATAGCAAAGTGGAAAGCGTGCGGCTGACCAACGGCGGCCGCGGCTATTCCCGTGCGGCTCTGGAATGCCGCTATCGGAACGGCCACGGCGACTGGCAGCCTGTTTTTCGTCATCCATTCTCAAGCAGCATTTTCAACAGTGGTGGTTATGCGCAGTTCGGCTTTTCGTTCGCGGGCGTCCCGTATGTTTATTTGGAAGTATCGGGAAAACCCTACCCGCATGTGGATTTGCGCCCGGTGGTCGAAAACGGTGTGGTCAGGCGCATCGAAGTGGTTGACGGCGGGCGCGGTTTCAAAGACGGCGAAGTAAGGGCGGAGATACGCGGCGGTGCGGGCAGCGGCGCGGTGTTGGGCAAGCCTGTATTGGAAGGGCAGGACTTCCCCGCCGCCGTATCCTACTTCCAGCAGCGTCGCGTGTTCGCCGGAACGGTGTCCAAGCCGCTGCATGTGTGGATGAGCAAAAGCGGCACGGAAAGCAATATGTCGTACAGCATTCCGAGCCGCGCCGACGACCGCATCCTGTTCCGCATCGCGGCGCGGGAGGCGGGGATGGTGTCGCACATTGTGCCGCTTTCCAAGCTGGTGCTGCTCTCGGGCGGGGCGGAATGGAATGTGAACACCCTCAACAGCGACGCACTCACGCCGGACAGCGTGTCGGTGTCGCCGCAGTCGTATGTGGGCGCGTCGCAGGTGCAGCCGATAATCGTGAACAACGCACTGGTTTACGCGGCGGCACGCGGCGGCCATGTGCGCGAGCTGGCCTACAACTGGCAGGCGGGCGGCTACATCACCGGCGATTTGTCGCTGCGCTGCGCCCATCTGTTTGACGGGCGGGAAATCCGCGATTTGGCGCAGGCCAAAGCACCCTATCCGGTGGTGTGGGCGGTGTCCTCGGACGGTTCGCTTCTGGGCTGCACCTACATCCCCGAGCAGCAGATCGGCGCGTGGCACCGGCACGACACCGACGGCGCGTTTGAAAGCTGCGCCTGCGTGTCGGAAGGGGCGGACGACATTCTCTACTGCGCGGTGCGGCGGCAGATAAACGGGCAGACGGTGCGCTATATCGAGCGCATGGCAAGCCGCCGCTTCGATGCGCCGGAAGACGCGTTTTTCGTGGACTGCGGCCTCTCTTATGAAGGCGCGCCGACCGACAGCGTGGGCGGGCTGGCGCACTTGGAAGGCAAACTCGTCCACATCCTCGCCGACGGCGCAGTGATGCCGCCGCAGACGGTGGCATCGGGACGGGTAAGCCTGCCGCATCCGGCGGCGAAAATCCACGTCGGCCTGCCGATTGCGGCGGACATGCAGACGCTGCCGCTGGCCGCGCCGCTGGACAACGCCTACGCGCAGGGGCGGCAGAAGAACATCAACAAAGTGTGGCTGCGCGTGTACCGCTCCGGCGGCATCTGGGCAGGGCAGGCAGAGACGGAACTGACCGAATACAAGCAGCGCACGGTCGAGCCGCCGGGCAGCCCGCCGCGCCTGAAAAGCGAAGCGGTGGAAATCACCCTGCGCGGCCAGTGGAGCGAAGACGCGCAACTGTTTGTGCGGCAAATCCATCCGCTGCCGCTGACACTGCTTTCCGTGGCGGCGGAAGTGGCCGTGGCGTAGAGGCCGTCTGAAAAAAGGAAAAACACATGAAACCAAGCAACCTGCCCGAAATCGGCCAGGGCATCACATGGACGGGCGCGGTCGGCAGCTTTGTCGGCGCAATCAAATCCATCGATTTGCTGACCGTGGTCGGCGCACTCGTCGCCGTCGGCGGCTTTCTGATGAACTGGCATTACAGCCGCCAGCGCAACGAACGCGAGCGCAGGGAGGACGAGCGCAAAGAAGAAGTCCACCGCCTCGAAATGCAAAAGCGCGAACTGGAACTGAAAAAACAACAAGGGGAATGCCATGAATGACAAACGCAAATACGCCGCCGCCACGCTGGCCGCCTCCGCCGCCTTCTTCGCCGCGCTGGCCGCCCACGAAGGCTACCGCGCCGCACCCTACCGCGACTCCGGCGGCGTGCCCACCATCGGCATCGGCAGCACCGTCTACCCCGACGGCCGCCGCGTGAAGATGACCGACCCGCCCGTTACGCAGGCACAGGCCGTGGAACTCGCCCGCGCCCACGTGGCAAAAGACGAAGGCCGTCTGAAAGCCCTCCTGCCCGGCGTGCAACTCTCGCAGGCCGAGTATGACGTGTACACCGACTTCGTCTACCAGTTCGGCGCGGACACCTTCGCCAAATCATCCGTCCGCCGCCACCTTATCGCAGGAAACCACACCGAAGCCTGCCGCGCCCTGCTCAAATACCGCTTCGCCGCCGGCCGCGACTGCCGCGTGCGGCAAAACGGCTGCCGGGGCGTGTGGACGCGGCAGCAGTGGCGGCATCGCAAGTGCATGGAGGCAAACTCATGATTTGGATAATCAGACACTGGAAACCCGCCCTCGCCGCCCTCGCGCTGCTCGCACTGTTTGGCGCATGGCGGTATGACCGCGCCCGCCAGTACACGCGCGGCCAAACCGACAAGGCCGCCGAAATCAGCCTTGCGCTGGCCGAGGCGGCAAAAAAACAGACCGAAGACACGTTAAACCAAGAACGGCAGGCGCAGCGCAAACTCCACGCCGCGCAGGCCGAAATCGAAAAGGAACGACAAGATGCCCAAACTGTTATCACTGATATGCGCCGCGAGCTTGACCGCCTGCGCCGCCACGCCGCAGAGCGCGCAGCACTGCCCGCAACCCCCGCTTCCGCCCGCCCGTCTGACGGCGCGGACGCTGCCGAAGGCTGGGTTTTACTCGGACAATGCGCGGAACGATATGCGGCAGTGGCAGAAACCGCCGACGAGCAGCGCAACGACCTTGCCGAATGGCGGGCATACGGCGAAGCCGTAGCGTCAACTGTACGGTGA